GGGGCTCTGAAGGCCATTCTCGAAAATTTTTGCTGCCGCTTCATCCACCGACATAGCAGCGCCAAATACATCAACGCCCGCCATCGTTGGCATCATCCCACAAACACCATCCAGCCCGAATCCGCGAATGTGCATCATGTTTTTAACTGGAATGATGCGTTCGTTTCCGTTTTCAGTGTATTTGTATTCCAGCGCTCCGGTAGTGAGACGTTTAACCACCATGTTCTGCGGCAACAAAGGCACCAGCGAAACCAGGCGGTTTGCGATGAACTTCTTCTCAATGAAGGCATTCCCGCGAAGACAAATACTGGCTACTACCATCAACATAAAGCGGGATGGCGTCATTTCTGAGTTAGGGCGACGGCACAGCACCGAATAGGCCGGGTGATCGGTCGCAGCCTTTCGAGACCCGTCAGGCTGGCGCACGTATATTTTCAGTGGGAGTGTTGAAATGGACTCACTCAACAGCCTGACACAAGCCCAGACAGCAGAGAGCTTTATCGCTTTATCAGCGGTAACAACCTTTCCGCTGCTACTGGTGCCATACCATTCACGCCAGAATTCACCTGTCGTGAGACTGATTGGTACTCCCAGCCAGTTTAACAGGGCGCTTTTTACACGCCCGGGTTGTTTATTCTTAGCCATCAGATACCCACTATGATCGGTTCGTCAAAAAATCCATCGACATCGCCCTCATCCCCAACATCCCCTTCAGATGCACCAATAGCCATAGCAGATGCCACTACGCCATCAATACGGCCGGTACTCTTTTTCTTGGCAAAGATCCGGTTTTCTTTCTGATCGGCTTCGGTTACTGCTGATGCAGCATTCCAGCGCAGGCAGGGATTGGTTTTGATGATGATGTCGCCGTCATCCAGCCGCTGTTCGAACAGCTCAATAGAGTGCGGCATCCATAACCCTGACTCCTGGGCTTTGTAGTACCCTTGCCCGTGAGGGATCAAAGGCACTGATACGCTGGCATCTTCCAGTTCAGGTTCAAGATATTTGATTCGATACTGGTCAAAGGCTATCGCCTTGATAAAAAACATCTGAGAAAGGTCAGCTATACGTTCAGCAACGAATCCGTACTTAACCGCTTTCCCTGGCGTGGTATGAATGTATCCATCCCGCTCCCACGCGTCATAAGGAACCCGATCCGTTTTAGCCCGATCAAGCAACGTGTCTTTCGGTGTCCAGAACTCCACCAGCAGTTTTCTTTTTTTCGGGAAAAACAGCGCCAGCGCGGTAAGGTCCCGGCTTCCAGAAAGGTCAAGGCCGCCATAACATTCCTCACCCTGCAATTCATGCAGGTCGAAGTCCTCTTCACACCCCATCCACACATCGCTGCTCATCCAGGGATTATCGGCGTCTACCCACTGACAGAAGTTGAGGCGGCGAACGATACTCTCTTTCGACGGCATGCCACGTGCCTGAGTGACCTGCTCCCTCAGATAACGGTCTGTGAAGGTGTGACCAAGCGACGGGTTAGCTTTCTTCCAGCAGGTCTCGTCCTTAAACGGGTCCTCCCCTTCATCAAGCGAGCAGATGAACGAAAAGAAACTGTCATCCTCGATCGAACCTTCTGCTACCTTGCGCCCGTACTCGTGGTAGTCATAACAGACGCTGGTTTTATCGTGGCCGCTGTTGGTGATCATGAAAATCAGCGCCTGCCGACGTCCTTTCGTACCGGCGCGCATCATCTCAACGACCTGGTTGTTCTTATGCTCGTGAATTTCGTCAATCAGTGCACAATGCGGACGCGGACCTGACTGTCCATCATCAGAACTGATGGGTCTGAAGAAAGACCCCGTCTGAAGGAAAGCCAGGTTCCACTCCTTCCCGGCTCCGCCTGATTTATTAATCCGCTGCGCCAGCGCTGGTGACTGATCAACCATCGCCACCGCGTCCCTAAACAGGATCATGGCCTGGTCTTTTTTCGTGGCCGCGGCATATACCTCAGCACGTGGTTCTTTATCAGCTGTCAGGCAGTAGAGCCCTACTCCGCCAGCCAGCGGTGATTTCCCCGAACCTTTACCCGATTCGACATACACCATGCGAAAACGACGGTAGTTTTCAGAGTTTTTCCACCCAAATATCGAACCAACAATGAAACACTGCCAGGGCAGGAGGATAAAGGGATTACCTTCATGCTCGCCGCCGTTGAGCTTCAGCACTTTCGCGAAAAAGTCGATGGCGCGCTGCGCAGCTTCGGTATCCCAAAACAGCCCCCGGGCATGACATGATTCAAGGTCCTTAAGGTGTCGTTTACAGGCATTTCTTATATCCGACCCGGCGATTTCCTTACCCGAAACTACATCCATGGCGTATCGCGTTGCGGGATCAACCGAAGAACTGGTTGAACGGGTCTTCTTCTTTTTCTCCACCATCCACTTTCACCTTCGTTCTGGCGGCCGGAGTGAGACCGAATTCAACCAGGTAGCTTTTAAATCGACGATCAGCGTCGGCAAGCATGGCAACCGCCGGGTTTGCTTTAATCAAAAAACCGCCCTCTGTCTGCACTGTGTACGTTCGCCCTTCATCGGCAATCGTCAGACGCAGTTGCAGAATGTCGGCGTAAATATCACAAAGACGTTCGAGCGCCAGCGTATCGGCAATGGTCAGAATTCCCATGCCGTCGAGTAGCACGGTTAGCTTTCCCCAGGCTACCTTTCCCCAGTCAGAGAGATGCTCGGGTGGACTCGGGATTTCTCGCGCCGGTGTGGGCTCTTTGTCGTTGAGTTTGCGTTTGCCCGGGTTGCCGGTTACCACTTTCAGGTGGGTCGGTTTCGGGCGTCGTCCTGCCATCGGAACCTCCCGGAAAAAAACTTTTCATTTCGCGGTTGTGCACAAAAAGGATGGGCGGCGGTCATTCAGGGCCTCGGTCCTGAACTTTTACCCCACCCTTCCCCTGCTCACTCACGAATGAGAAATGTTATCGTTTGAACCAGTGTGAAGAAGGATCAAGAGGAAGGCCGCTTTCATCACAGCCGATGATAGTGCCGCGCTTCTCCATCCTCTGCTTCGTTGAGTCATGATGCTGCTTGCACAGTCCCTGCCAGTTACTGCGGCTCCAGAAGAGCTTCTGGGCTTTGCTTATGGCATCCGCATCACCAGATCGAAGAGCCTCTTTCAGTTTGTGCGGAATGATGTGGTCAACAACCGTTGCTGCTGCCACCCTTCCCTGATCCCGGCACATAACACAGAGAGGATGTGCGCGAAGGAACACCAGACGCTCTCTGTCCCATTTGCTGCCATAGATACGCGGTTCTTTATTCACGCCAGCCTCCACGCCCGGCGGCGTTCTGTACGTGGCGCTGAGTCAGGGTGACGCTCAACAGGCTCACCATCAGCATGATCCACCAGCGAGTAACACGGATAGACCACTGAACCGTCCCAAGCATCACCCACAGCGTAATCGGCGGGCTTGCTGCTGTCCCATCGAGAAAGGACTCGTTCAATATGCTGAGGCGGTACGCTGTAGCACACGCCGTGTATAAGGCGCGGCAGCGTGATGAAGTCAGACCGTGTCTTGTCAGCAACAATCAGACGTTCGGCTACCTGCATCTGATACTGTGGTGGTCGGCCAGTGCCCAGGTAAAAACTCACCAGCGATTCCGGGAAGCGGTTAAGCCAGCTCGTGACTGAAGTGAAGAACAAGTCCACTGGCATCGCATCATCTTCAACAACAACTACCCGGCAGGTTTGTTCTGCTGTCCACTCAAGCGCACGCCGATGATTCCAGTTCGCACCGTGGTTACCGTCATCAATAAGCAGATGGGCATCCAGCATCGCAGCGAGACGTTGTGCATGAACTATGCGAGAAACATGGCCGACCACCACAAACTTTATGTCTTCAGCCACCAGCGAATCTCCAATAAAAAAGCCGCACGATGGCGGCTACTGTCTGAATATCAGGGTGTTGCTTCGTTTTAACCCTGGTTAAGGTAAGCATTCAGCCCGTCAGTGGTTGGACACTGGCGCACTCTGTCGCGGGGGGATGGCTGATTACCTCCGAAAAGGAAAATACCCATGGGTTCCATGTCAGAACTGGAAAAAGCAGTTGCAGATTTACAACGTGAATTAAAGATTGAAAAAGCCACCAATAAACTGGTTTTTTCTTTGATTATTGAAGCTGTTAACAAGCTGTCACCAAAACAGAATGTTGGGGACGTTCTGATGGATGTACTGAAGGAGGTTACACCGCCTGAAATTTCATCTGCCCCAGATGCTCACGAAGCGATTAAGAGAGTTGAGAAAATAATTCAGAAGAAGCAATCGCGTTCGTAACTTCCTGAATTAAATCGTCGGCGGCTCGGTGCTGAGCCGCATTCACAATCTGATCGATTACAGTTTTCGCGTGAGTTTCAGCGCGCTGCTTGTAACCTTCAAGAGTAAAGTCTGCTGTAATGTCTTCACGATAAGGTACAGTCAGCATTGTTTTCTTATTGATATGTACTTTGACGTCTCCGCCAATAGCCTCAACCGTTTTACAGTCCAGTGCCTCTGCTGAAGAGTAACCATTAATTTTTAAGCTAAACGATTTTTGAGTCGGGAACTCAACCTCATACGAAATCATAAGAACTCCTGTTATTTATGGCGCCACCAGGCATTTTCTTTGCCGATGCCATCAGTTTTAAACACGGTATGCACCAGAGGGCCGGTGACCAGCCTGTCAGCGAATGACTTCGCAACAATGCCGAACGCCAGCATGTCGCCCACCGCGGCGCCAGCCTGTTCTTTCTTCCAGAAACGATAACTTTCGATCCGGTAGTAAAGACGGATGATGCCGTGAGCGAACGCCATTACATCAGCGCGGGTGCCACCCAGCAGACCAGCGTTAAGCATCACATCGTTGCGATGCTCTTCAATGAACTCCTGATAGATGCGCTCCGGGTGATTCTGCTTTGCCCAGGTATCGGCGTAGGTCTTTGGTTCTGAACCGACGTACAACTTCCCGGGTTCCATTTCTTCCCACGGCGCGCGAAGCATTTCGACATCGGTACCATCGGTACACCAGACTAACCGGTACTCAGGGTGATCTCGCAGATGCTGCCAGATGTGCAACCAGCGACGAAAGTAGACATTCATCTTCACGTCAGGAACGCGACATAGCTCAACATCTGCCGGGGCCGTCAGTAATTCATCCACCAGCGCTATACGACCACACTGGCGAAGCGAGGCCGCCCATTTGCTCAGCATGTCAGGCGAGGCCGCCATTTTCGTGCCGCGCTGCGGGTCAGGCTGACTGGTGAGCAGCGTTGTGATAACTACATCGCGCTGCTGGCGGTATTCAACGTAACCAGTAAACCCGGCATCACGCCGTTCGTTGTGGATCTTCACGTTACGTTCCACCAGCGCCTGTCGGTCGGGACGCGGTACCGAACGCTCTACGGCTTCATGCTCATCGAGAGAATGGATCAGCTTTTCTGAACCGACCACATCACCGTAAGCCCACGTAGTCAGTCCTGCGTTATGGATACGCAAGGCGAGATCGCTGTGCTCGTACATGCCGCGACCGTAAACCGGATCGAAACCGCCAATCTTCTGAATCGCGCTACGGTGGTAATACAGCATCACGCCGCGCTGTCCGGTGTAAGCAATGTGCTTATCATCCCGGTACAGGACCGCCATATCCTTCAGCTTATTCGTCCCTGCCAGATCGAGAAACTGATAAGCCAGGTGTGGCTCGGGTGATTCGATGTAAGGCAAGTGCCAGTTATCAGCGATGGGCCAGGCGTCATCGTCCCAAAGGAAAAGATGCTCACAATGCCGAGTGATGTTTCATGGCGAAGCAGCTGCACGCCGTCAGGCACTACTGCGGCAGGTTTTGAACCATCATCGACTACCACTACCAGCGCGCCGGCTGGCAGGTGCCTCAGATGCTGTTCGAGAGAACGTTTTAAAACGTCTGCGCGCTGATGTGTCGAAATGGCAATGCCAATCCGTGACGCTGAAGCGCAGGCAGGCACATACGGGACACCATCAATAGTGACCTGCATTTGATTTTCCTTTTAGACGTGAGCCTGTCGCACGGCAAAGCCGCCGAAAGTTAACGGTTTGCCCAGGCTCACAGCTGAAAGACTTTCTTTGATGTGCGCGTGCGATGCGCATAAAACCAAAACCATGTAATTGCTAGGATTATTAATTTTGGATATGTTGACTACTCAGTCCGTTGATGGTGGGACATCAGCGAACCTAAACAAGAGGGATGGCTGATTACCTCTTATAAGGATTTTTATGGCTACAACTTCTTGCCCAAAGTGCTCATCTACAAGGTTCGAAATGAAGGAGCACCCTGTCTCGAACAGTAATTTTCGTATCCTTTTCATCCAGTGCGCTTCTTGCGGCGCTGCTGTAGGAACAACGGAATATCTCAATACCAATAGTTTGATTAAAAACCTTGCAAAAAAGCTTGGATTTAGTCTTTAAAAGATAAGAGCAGGTAGTCAATCGTTGCCTGCTCTTCCCCATATCTCACAGGGGATGCCGCCAACATTATCCGGTTGTGGGGACAACCATTATCAAGCCCACCAGCAGGTGAGCTTTGTAATGGCTACGAATCCACCGCGTTATGCAGTGCTTCCTGACTGGCAATATGCTCGTAACGAGATACCGTCTTTCCATTCTGGTTCATCACATAGGCGACCTCGCCGGGTTTCAGGAATACATTTTTGTCCATTCCCGATACCGCGATGCTCTGCTGCCCCGGATTGAACCCTACACTCAACCCGCAATGAATCTCTTCGCCGCCGCCCGGCGACATCACTTTTACTGTTAACATGCTTCTTCTCCTTCTTCTGGTAATAAAAAGCCCCGCTATTGCGAGGCTATAGGTTGGTTTAAGAGCTAATTTATTTTTGTGCAGTAGCTAACCACTACCCTGTTCTTTTCTGCACCTCTGGCTTCAGCCATCGCTTCGGTGTAACCAGTCAGGCTATCTAAGAAAGAATCACCTTTATTAACCCTCATCACAAAATTTCCTTTCTCACACAAATTCCAGTCCTGGTCATAATATTCCCAGGTTAAAAGATATTCGGACATGTAAAGCTCCTTGAAAAATATGTCCGAAAACATTATCACAGGCACTCAGTGAATGCCTGCTGCAATGCCTAGCCGTCAGAAAAAGAAACACCGAGGTCGATGATGACTTTTTTCTGTTTCTCAATACGACGTTCCAGCTCTGCTACAGCATGAGGCCGGATTGCCTCTTCAAAGGCAGCATCCTGATATGCTGACTGGATAGTCACACCGAGACCACCTCCGCCAGCGATGAGATCGCGCTGTTTTTGCAGTTCTCGAATGTTTTCCCAGATGCTATAGGCATGACTTAAATCCTGAACTTTCATCTGTGGCTCTCTCTTGGGTGGGTATGGAAATATCCCCGCTATTGAATGTGAACACAGCAGCATGCTTCACTCCTGTTTCTGGCAGTTAGCCTGCCACGCTTTGTTATGCGCCAGGATGTCTTTCTTCGTCTGGCGGTCCAGAACATCCCAGTCATGAGCGGTGCCGTAAATGGGTTTAACCCAGTCGCAAGCCGTGTCCACTACCTCAACCCTTACGGGTCCAGTTGTCCCGCAGCTCGCGATCAACATCGTCGCCAGGCATATGGTTAACAGTCTGCTGTACATTGCTGGCCTCTTTCGTTGCTTCTACCCGGCGTTCGGCTGCTGTGACCGTTGCCGCTGCGTTATCTTCGGTGCGCTGCTGGTCCGCTTTCGCTTCCGCTTTGCTGGTGCCGCGAATATGGCCCAGGCCAAAGGCACCGGCGATAGCGGAAATCACCAGTGCGGCCAGCCCGATTATCGTTTCGATACCCACACTCACCTCACACCAGAACAGATTTCGCCAGGTTAAACAGCGCGCGGCGTTTATCCAGCCCGTTTCTGCCACCATTGATAAGAAGCGTCACGCGCTCAACGTCGCCGGAATGAAGCAGGCAACCACGGGAGGCATAGAACCATGCGGCTGAGCGCGCGGCGTATTCATCCTGTTCAAGCAGCTCCGGGTGGGTAACAAGGTCCAGTTTCAACGCGTGGCCACAACTGCGATAGTTGCTCAGCCCGGTAACCTGTTTCAGCCCGCGACCGCGATATTTCCAGCCATCACCGGCAACCTGATTGCCCAGGTGTACTTTTCCCCACTCACCACCGTATACCAGATTGGCGATCGCTTTCTGGTTTGCCGGTTGCGTTGCCGTTCTGCCAAGTGCGGCGGATTGCTGTTGAGTGATGCGGTGGCTGCCGAACGTCGGTACCAGGTTTTCAACCGCGTAATTCAGGTTCTCCACCAGTCGGGTAAATCTGGTGCTTTCATGCCCCATCTGGGCAATAAACATGGCCTGATCAAGCGGTGCGGTGATGCCGTATTCCTTCATAGCGGCGTCGATATGCGGAAACCAGCGCGCAGCTAACCCGGCGCTGATACCAGCCGCCTTCAGAAATTGTGATTGGTTCATTAGTGCCTCAGTGCATCAATCAGGCGCGCCATGTTTCCCCGTGCCCAGAGAAGAGCAGCGCAAATCAGAACGTTCACAAGCACCACAAACCAGTGCGATTCGTGATACAGGCCGAACAGGTAACGGAAAGGGACGCTGGCATAAACCAGCACCGTGAAATAAGCCATCAGCGATATCAGTGGACGATGTCTCGCCCCTCCACGCTGGTAGAACATGAGGGCAAGAACGATCACCCCGCAGATGATGGCATTCGCCATTGCACTCGGATCACTTGTTACCATTGCTGGTCCCTCCTCCACGTAAACGAGAGAGAATTCCAAACAGGCTACCCAAATCCTGGCTGTTGACGAACGTCAGCAGCTTAATCGCAATAGCGGCTACGATTACCGCGCCCAGCGCATCAAGTGGCCTGTCGCTATACCCCGTCCATTTGGAGAAGTAAGAGCCAAGAAGTGGAGCGCCAATAACGCCGAAGATGAATGAGGTGATGAAGTAGCCCACCAGCTTAAGGCGGCTGATATTAACCGCCGTAGCGACATAGAACACTGCACCAGCGAATGCGCCAAACACCACACCATAATCAATGCCGGTTGCCAGGCCGAACATGCTGGCCCCCATCAGACCACCAGCCGCTACCGTAGTGCCAGAAACAGGATCGGACATTTAGCCCCCTCTTATTGCCGTGAGTCCTCTCAGAACGAGGGGAAACAAAAAAGGCCACCCGGAGGCAGCCCTTAAAATAAAAAACCCGCAGCAGTGGCGGGTTTATGTTTTGATTTGTTGCTCAGTACGCTTTACTGTCCCGAGCCTACCACAATTTAAGCACTTTCCTGCTCACTCTGCAACTTAAATCTGTCGCTATTTGTGGCGAATGCGTCACAAAGTGGTGCGTAAAGGATCGATTCTGCAAGACTAACCCATGTATCAATGCGACGACGGCATGTAATAAGGGTCCAGTCGGGGTGTTTTGAATTAAGCTCTTTAGCCATCTGGAGTTTGCTTTTACGCAGACGATGACGATCAACAATCACGCCATACAGCCCACGGTATTCTTCGTTCATTAATACCGCAGCAATAACGCCGTCAATCTTTAGCCCCTCCTCGTCTGAGCAGAACGCCAGGCCAGTTTTGTTTTTACTGTCGAGGATTTCACGCAGGTATGCTTCCAGCTCGGGTTTAGTGATGCCGGATTTCTTCATGCGGCGCAGCGCATCGTTGATGGCGGATTTGGTTATTTTCCCGGATGCCAGCAGCTGGTTGAACATGTTTCCGCCCGAGCCACCACCAATATAAGACCAACGGCCCCACATGCGGAGCTTTCCCTGTACCCAGATACTTTCGAGAGTGCGAAGGCGAACCAACTCGCCGGATTTGCCTACTTCTGAAGGATTGATCATTTGCGTCTCCACTTACGCCAGTACGCCGATTGCCAGCGCACGATCTAAAAACCGAAACAGCAGCGTTAACTGGTCGCCGTATTTCGCTTCAAATGCCACAGGATCAGCGTGTAACTCGTCGTGATGCGCTCTGCACAGCGGTATCACAAACAGGTCATGCGCTTTGGTACCCATTCCACCCTGCCCGTGGCCTATCAGGTGGTGGGGGTCGTCTGCTGGGTTATTGCAGCAAATGCACTGCTGCGACTTCACCCAGCGGGTGTATTTCTCGTTTTCCCAGCGTCGGCGCTTTGGCCTCAGCATGAAAGATTCCGGCGTTTCAGGATCGACCTTCACCACCACTATCTTTTTTGCCTTCTCCTGAAAGATTTGCGTAGCCGGTAATGACGGGACAATGTCGCTTTCCCTCATCACTGAACTGTGTTGTTCTGGCTTGATTCTGAGTGCTTTACTCGCCACTGATTCAGGAACAAGGTCAGCCAGATCATTACGTACCATCCACCAGCAGAACTCAGGAAGCGAAAGAGTGTGGTCAGCGCTGAAACCTAAATCAATATTCACCCTTTCCAGAAGCCATTTTACCAGGTTCTGCATGGCAATTCCTGCCAGTCTTTCAGTGGTTTGCTCACGTAAATGGTTATCACATGACCAGCAAAGACGAATGCTCCCCGGAGCGTGGCGCATCACCGTAAAGTCACTGGCATGCCAGTCAGTGTGAGGCCACTGACATTCAAATTTTCTCTCCAGCCAGGCATCAAGGCTACTCAGCCCACCAGCTCGCTGAATGACCCTTTCGTTAACGAAAATAGCCTGCATGTTGGCATCGTCAGTCAGGGGCTGGTGGGCTTCAGGGATTAATCCAGATGGCAGATGCTGGATGGCTTCGGATGGCGGCTCAATAACTACCCTTCCCTGACGGAATAGCCAGAGCAGTTCGTTACCAGGGCGGAACAGAACCACCCCGGACATCGGCGCAATTTCAGGCGTCAGTATGGCTCTCACGCAATTTGCCCCTTAGCGACATACTCTGCCCAAAGTCCACCTATCCAGCGCACACCTTTCGCCGTGAAACGAGACTGATTGAACGCATAGTTGGTCTGGTTGGTGGTCCCGGTCTTAACTTCAAATCGGCCTGCTTCGATGTGTTTACTCTTCGGAGTAAGCACGCGGTTCAGGCGGTACATGATGCCGTTCTCAATGAGGAACATCGCGAACTCGGGTTCTTTGGCGTTAAGGAGCTTGGCAACCTGCCGGAATGTCATTGACCCGGTGGCTTTGACGTAGCGATCAACAAATTCAGCCTTTGGTGCGGCAATTGCCAGCTCTTCACTCAGACGTTGCTTCTGTTCAGCAAGATCAGCGGCGAGCCGGAGTGCTTCAGGGAGTGTTTGGGGAACAATCATCCCGGCCCCGCTCTCCAGTTCCTGCCAGCGATCAACCAGACGGGCGGTAAACTCCGGGCACAGCTGCGCGACGATCACATAGCTATCTCTCTTGTTAACTTCGTAGTAGTGGTAAACCTGCTGGTTCTGAGGATGGGTGTACTGCATTGCAGCATACCCCCCAATCACGCCGGATTTCATCAGTCGCTCGATGGTTACGCAGACATTGCTGTGACGGGAATCGACCAGCTTCGCAATTTCACGACTGGACATCGTTATCTGCTGACCTATCGCGGCGGCATGGTGCGTAGGACACGTTACGGTGATGTTCATCTGATTCATGCTCTTCTCCACTTATCAGGCGGCTGCACCCGCCAGAGGTTCATGTTTCTTGATCGATATTTCTACACGTCCACCCGGTACCTTCGGCCCCCACTCCACCAGCATTCTCTGCACCTGGCTGTCATCCTCCCAAATGCCAGCACGCGTGAGCGCGTCAAACAACGCCTTGTTGTAGTTGTCGATGTCGCGGCGGCGGGCATCTGGCGGAAAGAGAAGGATCTCCACCGCAGCTGGTGATGATGATGGTTTTGGTAAGCAACGCAGTTGCTCAATGATCGCTGCACATGCCGCGCTCTGGTATGCCCTGCCCTTCTCGCTGATAAGATGGCGGCCTTTTAACGGCCCCTTGTTTGGAGCTCGCCAGTATGTGTTTACGCTCGGTGGGAACGGGAGCACCAGTTTCATAAACTCACTCCCTGTTTTTTCAGCCAATCAACAGCGTTATCTCTGGCCTTATCTCCACCGGATAGCAGGTCTTTGATGATCGTCACTGGATCTGCATCCCATTCCGTTTTGACGACGGTAATGCCCCTGGCTGCGCCAGGAGCAACAGTGATGTAACCCTTTTTCTTAAGTGACTTCACGTGCGCAACAGCAGCGTTCGGTGATGCGCAGCCAATTAATCCGGCAAGCTCCAGCATCGTAGGTGGGAAGCCAGCCTTTTCGATATGAACCTTGATAGCTTCGAACACTTCATTCTGACGCGGCGTTAATTCGATCATGACTCGACTCCATAACGCCCGTTCAGGCGTCCGATTACGCTGTTGAACATCACCAGGCTTACGCCAATCGGTTTAACCTTCTCGTGGCACTCCTTCAGGATCGGAGGCACTACGACATTCCAGCTTGGCTTTGGCTTCTGCTTTAGGGCTTTTTTGATGGCATCGTTGCATTGACGGGCTACATCACGCACAGCGTTCTCATGCTCGGTAGATAGCTTTTTCATGCGGCGCGCTCCTGTAGTTTTTTCATGGAAACGGCAACTGCCGGTATAAGCTCAACAGCTGGTGATTCAGATTGATTTCCCCAGTGGTCCCATCCAGGCGCACCGCAACGGCTGAATAGTTCGATGCGCGGAACGTCACCATAAAGTTTTTCCAGACGGAAACGCGCCTCTGCTGGCTTCTGGCTGTGCTCACCGAGTGGACTGTAGATAACCTGCTTGATGCTGGCGCACTTGCGTTCCAGTCCATTTCCCCTGGTGGCGATCAACAGGTCTTCGGTATTGGCTCGGGTGTAGTTCCCGCCGTTCATGCGTGTCTGTGCGTTCAGCAGGTCAAGGAAGTCGTAAAAATCCTCCACACGGCCTGCCTGAAGTGCTTTGTTGATATGCTGCTCTGCCAGTGGGTTGAACTTCACCCAGGTAAATCCCTTCATCGTGCGAACTTTAAAGCCCCACGCTTCAGCCAACTCGATAGCTTCTCGGGTGTGCGTACCGGTGAACCACATAGCCAGAACAGCATCCTCGGCAGCCAGGTCCCAAACCGCGAGGCGCTTCATGTCGATAAGCTTCATCGTGCCGTAATGGTTATTTGCAGCGCCATTGCTGATGGTGTTCCCGTATTCCCACGCAGGGTCGGCATAAATCAGTGAATATTTCATCAGACATTCCTCGCTCGGCCAGCCAGACACCATGCATCAGAGGGTGCTTTCACTTTCGGCGCCATGCTCAGGCAACGCTGACGCTCAATCAGTATCTTCATCCGCTGCTCTTCGTTCTTAGAGCGATTGAAGGCATCCATCAGAACCGTGGCTGCCCGCTGGTAGAGCCCTTTTTCAAACAGGCCTTGAGCCTTATCCATCATTGTGGTCACAGCCGGATTCAGACCTTCTTCCTGTTCTGGTACAGCTGGTTTATCAGCCCGGTTGATTTTCAGTGCAGAACGCCCCTCGCCAACCTCGCCACCCGGTGCTTTGGCAAAATACTGGTAGCACTTGCCGTTATGCTGTCGGGTTGCGCGATTCAGTTTGACCAGATGGCATACACCGCGCTGAACAGCATGAACGTCGTACTGTGGCATTGATGCCGCAATCTCTTTGTTCGTTAAGCCAGGATTAGCGGCGATGAAAATTTGAATATCTTTCAGAAGACTCATGAGTTCGCTCCTCTGAAGCCCGCCGGGACTTTGCTGTAGTCGGTGTTCTTGAAGCTGGATTTGAAGATTCCATCCTCACGCTCCCACTTGCCGTTAACACGCGCTGGCCTTCCGGCATTCGCCCAGTTGGTAGCGGACTTCAGGTAAGCTGGAAACTTCGTTGGCTGGAAAAGTGTCTGCGGGCGCAGGTAGGCCGCCATTGTTAAATCGTCGCTCCACTTGGCGTTGCAGTAGTCCACCACCAGCGACAGATCTTCAACGGTGAATCCCTCCCCGATTCGGGCGCGAATGTTTTGCAGCGAGGTTGTTGAAACCTGATAACGCGAACTGGTCACCTGGTTCAGATGGGTTAAAACCTGTTTAGCCTGATCGGTGATCAACACATCACGGTCTGGTTGCGGCGCAACCGGACAAATAGGTTTATTAGTCTGCTTGTTTAACTCTGTATTAAAGTCTGTATAGAGATAGGATTCCGTACTTTCGCGGCTCCCAAGATTCCTGTCATTCGCGGATTGAGAAACGCAGCTTCGCGGTTTTGATTCCGCATCTTCACGTTTTCCATTACGTACTTTTGCGGAATCGTTATTTTCTGGAAAGATTAGAGCATCGCCGTCGATGCGATAATGCTTGGTTGGCGTACCATTGACCTTTCGAGAGCAGGTCTCGATCACGCCAGGCAGATACTTGTTTACCAACTTTTTAACCAGCCGCTCTGTCTGGTCTTCAGTTAATTCGCCCGCCTCAGCTCCAAGCTCCTTGTGAGTTTTATAGAACCAGCCGTCTTCATCCCCAAATGCTGACCAGAAAACGAGGTTATTAAGAACTGCTGCCAGCGCATGAGCCTGCTGGTCTTCTTTAAAGAACAGCAGGTACGGCCTGGGAAGAACAATGACGTTCTTCTGGCCTGACATTGACTGGACGATGTCAAAGATTCTGCTCATGGTCGTCCTTTAACTCTGT